GGGAACGGTATTCTTAACGGTGGTGCTTTTGACGGCACTTCTCGTAGAACGCCATTTTTCTCAGGTCCTAGTCTCTAGCCTCAGATCCGAGTTAGCTACTCGCCTGAAGTTCGAGCGTCATCAGTCTTGTCCTGCAAAACCTGTTCTACCGGAGGAAGCCCTTTCATCCCCTAACGGGGATCGGTCCTCTCCTCTCGGAGAATGACCGGAGCCCTTCATGACGACAGGGTCTATAGATCTCAATCGGGTCCCCTTTTCCCGGTACACTAAGACATGGTCAGGGACGAATTATCCTTCGACTCCGCCCTCGAACCTTTTTCAATGGGTTTGGAAGCGAGTTGAGGACGGTTCATCTACTGAGGCCGGAAGGCCGAAGATGACCTACCTTAAGTATTGGGAGGAACGCCGTAACAAGCGTAGGACGACCTTGGTTGACCACCCTTACACCATGGCTCTCGAGTTTTGGACGGATGCCAACATCGCGCAGTGGGTTATCCTGGATTCCTTTCCGCCTCACGCCCCTATTGGGGGCGGGGCATCAAGGTTCCGGGCCACTTACGGTGAGGGCTTCAATTCATTGCTTGCGAGCATGTGGGGTAGCAACGATACGATCGCCTTGCAAGGCAAGCTCCGCGAAAAGATCGTCGGTTCTGACTTTGATATGGGAGTGTTCCTCGGTGAAGGTCACCAAGCACTCCAGATGTTAGGTCAGACCGCGACTAGGCTTTTAAACGCCTATAGGAGCTTTCGTAAAATGGACGTGCCCGGCGTGGCAAAGGCGCTCGGTGTCTCCCCCGTAAGGGTGCGCGACATCATTCGCCGTTCCAAGAAGGGTGGTGAACCCGACAAGGTTACTGCCGCACGAGCCTGGTTAGAGTTGCAATATGGGTGGATTCCTTTAGTGAAGGACGTTTACGGTGCGGCCGAGGCATTGGCCCAGCAGTTGAACGAACCTGCAGTACAGACCTACCGCGTTCGCCGTAAGATACAACGTGATTGGACCGCGGTCTCATCTCCGAACATTAAATCGTACGATTATCTTGCCGTCGTAAGAGGGCAATTGATTGCACGACTGTCGGAAGTGAACGTGGCCGCTTTAAACGGTCTCGGCGATCCCTCAAGTATCCTTTGGGAACTTACTCCTTGGTCATTCGTGGCCGATTGGGTGATACCTATCGGGAGTTACTTGACCGCGCGCGGCCTTGATCAGGCCGTTAGCGGGGTATTCGTTACGACCATTAGTCGCAGAGAATGGTTTTTTACAGACTCCGGGAAAGTTGCGAATCCGTGGTATGTTTACACCACAGGTTACAATTATACCCAAATGCGCGTTCAGGTCGAACGAACAGTGTCGTCCTCTCTGCTTACTCCCTTGCCCAGGTTTAAATCCCTGGATAAGATTGTGAGCTGGAAGAGGGCAGCAAATGCCGTTGCACTACTCGTCGCTGGTTTCTCGGGAGAGAAAGCCACTTTGGGACGTGCCTGGCGAGATCCGAGAAGTTTTCGGATGAACTCTGCCTGGTAGAACGTAGCGGGGCGATAAAACGATAGCCCCTAAGCATCCTTTCGTTAGTTATTTTGTAGAGAGGCCGGAATGGCTGCTATTGCAAACCTTGCCGTCTATGACGGCGCTGCGACCCCAGTGCTTCATACGCTTATCCCGAT